ATTTATCTGAGAAATTGAGAACTGCTTCCACGATTCATGAATTTCGACAAGTTACCGATGTATATCGTTGGCTGTTCTTGGTTGATCCAGTTCGTCATTGGGATACTCCAAATGACGAACAAACGATTGATATGATTATGAAATCATTTGGTATTTCTAGTAATGAACTGAAATGGTTCTTACGATTTTTTGAAGATGATACAACAGATGCTTCTCATGTAACAGTTCCTTATAAAGATTCTTCGATCCGTGTTAGTATCTACGATATCTTGAATAATGATGTAAAATCTTTATTAACTGATTATCCATTCGATGATCCTGAGTTCTTGGAAGAATTCGATCGTCAAATGCAGATGTGGTCCAGTCATACCGCAAATCAGAGTACAACATTATCTACGATTATCAAATCCAATTATCAAGATATCATCAGGGATAAAGTGATGATTGATTTATCGAAATCTGCAAATGGACCAACAACATTTGAATCCTTATTATATAAAGAAAACCCAACATTGTATCGTTCATTACAATTAATGCGTGTGGACAAAGACCAATTATTGATTCTGATGAGATCAATCATTCGAGCATTAGAGATTTATACCAATAGCCCATTACCAGCTTTGGAATTCAAAGCATTGGGACAAATCAATTATATCAACATCTTGAAAGAAGTCATCACCTATTTCAAATCTTATATGGTGGAATTCACCAAAGAAGAATTTCGATACATCATGGGTGGATTATTCGATCTTGGTGGAAGTCCCAATATGTTGGCGATGTTCGATGAAGTGAATTCGATTCATTGGAGAGTCATCCCCAGAGATGTTTTACATTTGTATGATGTTTCATGTGCAACCGTTCGTTTACATGCGGAAGAAATATTATCCTCTCAAATCTATGATGAAGTCATCTTCAATATCAAAGGAAAGTATGGCGCATTAAAAGATAATCCCAATTATAAGACATATTTTGATCATGGAACACATATTGACACTGTACCATTTGACGATATTGATGATAATGAGATTGTCATTGCAAGAATCATTGAATTAACTGATATTGAAAAGAAGGCATTTGGTTATTGGAAAGAAGAAAATAACGAAAACAAATCCCAGGTAACATACAAAATGATCATCAATCGAAAGAACCTTAACCCGTCCTATGATAATTACATCGGAAATGCTCGTTAAACAAAAAAAAGAACCCTTCACCAACAAGGGTTCTTTGATCAATCATTCTTCGTCAGTTGCTTCATCATCAGAAGAAGTGAATGTCCACAAACCGAAATACGTCGGTTCATAACCATTCTTCTTGACGAATTTTTCGCCAGCTTCGAGAATATGGTACTTGGCGAATAACTTCATGATTTCATCCAATGTAGCATCGATGCATTTGTCACCGTAAATCAGTTCCGCATCTTCTGCATCATGAAGCATTTGTTCGCATTGGTCTTTCAACCATTTGAATTTGCCTCTGTTCATGATATCACCTCCTTTACTATCATATTAACTGCGGTTTACGGGTTAACGATCCACCACAGTTTTACAATTCCACCGGTAAGGTTGGTGTAACCGGTGAAATTGATTGTTGGGAGTGTGAATGTTTGCTCCCAAGGAAAGACAACTTTGGACATGTTGTCCACCTCCTCTCATATAAGATATTTGATACAGTTTGATTGTATCATTTAAATGATATCTATATGAGAATGGAAAATAATAGAAGTTCGGGGGCGAAAGCCCCCGAAGCTATTATCTTTATTTTGAAATGTCAATTGTGTGAACAATGTGTGAATATTGGTTCGGTAAAATACTATGGGAAATTAAGAACATCTGTTCCAGCTTCAATGTTGACATGATTTCTTGCAACATCAATACGAATACGTCTCTCATGGCAGAATCAATATAGGCATCAATTTCATCAACTAACGGAACAAACTTTCCAGTCAAACAGTATGCCAATGACAGTGATAATGCCAATGACAATAATGTGCTTTCTGATTGTGATCCAGTACGAATATCCTCAGAACGATTAGTTCCACAACGGAATGGAAGGGTGAAGACGGTTTCGTTAATGGTTGGACGAAGTAATTCGATTTCACCATCATACATCACATCCAACAAACGATTCGCCATTGTCAATGCTTCTGTAATGGTATCACGAATGGCAATTACCGGTTTTCCCTTGGTGGATGATGTCGCTTCGGAAATAATCTTATAGCGCTGATCCATTGTCAAATGACGTTCAATCTCATCAACTGTAGATACATATTGTCTGTCTGCATTTTCCAATGTTTCTAACTGTGATTCAATCAATTGCACCCGATGTGTTAACTCATAATATTGACCATTCAACTGTTGTTGTTGTTCCTTAGCTGTCATCAGTTCATTTTGTTTATGTTTGATTTGATCATAACGTAACTGTGTTTCACGAATGTTGATATTACGAATGGATGAAATTGCAGTTTTCTTACGGTCTAACATACTCAGTTGGTCTTTATATTCACTTGCAAGTCTTTCACACTCGCTAATCTGTTGACGAAGTTGATCAATTTCTTTTTGCAATATCGGAACCACATCGTCAGCATTTGTATGTTGTGTGCTTAATACCTTTTCCATATCGGAGATACGTGTATTCATATCGGTTAATTGCTGGATATACTTTTTACGCATCTCCATCTTTGCCGCATTTTCCATTAAACGCTTGATATAGTCAATGTCAATTCCAGTTAATCCATTTTTCAAACGGTAAAAGATACTCTTGATCTCCATTTCCTTTTGTAATTCAATGGGAATTTCAATTCGCAGTAAACGTTGCATTGTTTGTAGATTCTTTAATGAATGCTCCAATTGGTCCAAATCATATTGGGTATACTGATGATCGGTTGCAGATTCATATGAGACAAAATATTGGGATAACATTTCATATGCTTTACGATATAAACAATTCCCGTATCGACAATCCTTTTCATCAACAATATCCCCATCAATCGTGTTCAACATGTGTCGGATTCTTGATACGGTATTTCTCTCTTTCTCAGAGTCCATCAACACACTATTCTCTTGGATTAAAAATCCAGCAATGTCAATATTATTCAATACCATATCACAAAACATTTCTAAATGACGTTGGCTTAATGATGCGAAGATTTCTTTACACATCTCATTCAATGTGGATGCAATGGATAACATATTTGTCAATGTGGATACGGGAGTTTCCACATCCATTTCGATAATCATATCACGAATCTGTTGTTCTAATCGATCACGCATGTTTAGCATGTTTTGATAATCCGAAATAATACGTTGGTTCTGAAGACGATCATTTTCCACATTTGTTTTCTTTTCATATAAGATGTCCAAATCCTTCATCAACAACATTCTTTGGCTGGACACTTTATGAATCTCTTCATTGAAATGGAGCTGTTCTTCCATCAGATGTTCATACATATCGGGATCGAATTGACCAAATTCATCCACGACATTTTTGTATGTTACCAGCTTTTGTTCCAAAATTGTTTCTTCATGTGCTAGATCTTCATTTCGTAATGATATGATGACACCAGCCAATTGATCAATTCTGGTTTTCACATGTTGCATCTGTTTTACAATCGCATCATGTTCCAGTCTAGTTTGTTCTAAGGTCGTTCTCAATGTCTCATAAGATCCATAGTTCTGTAACAAGAACTCCTTTGTACGAGTTAATGAAGTAATCAGTTTACTGGTATAACGATAATCATCCGTTGCGAGTTTGTGAATCTTGTCATAGATATCAATACCCATTGCTTTGTTCATCAGATTCTTACGTTGTGTTGCATTCATATTAGCAAATGATGTCAATTGTGTACCATTAATAATGAATTGGAAAACATACCTATTGATACCGAACACACTTTCAATCAATGCATTGAATGTATTTACACCACCACCAGTATTCATTTCCACTTCATTATGAATCATGGAACTATTCACAGAATGACCATTCTTTGTTGGTGTGTACGTGTGGGTGATATTGTAAACCTCACCATCCATTTCATATACAATATTCTTAATTCCAGTCTTTCCTTTCAGAATCAATGGAACATCATTTCTCTCATCACCATTTAAGTTGATACTGGAGAATGGATGGAGCTTCTGGATCAATACAGTTTTTCCACAACGATTTCTACCATAGATCTGAATAATGGGTTTGTCGATTTTATCAAAACGAAATTCGACTTCATGTTTTCCCATTGCAGCATATACATCTGCGAAATTCACCAATTTGATATAAATGATTTTCATATTTTTTCCTCCTAAACATATATATGGTTTTCATGGATACACCCTAATGATGTATATTTAAAATATTTTTATTTTAGGATATACATATATTTTTCATGTAGACAGCCAGGGTACAATCCTGTTGTCAATATACAAAAATCAAATTAAGAAAGGAAGTATGCCCGATGAATGAGAAGGCAAGTATGAATCCAATGGAGCTGCAGGAGCATTTCCGCAAGCTCAGAGAGAACCAGTTGAATCAGTGGGGTGTCACTGGTAATGTCACTCTCTCTAAGACAATCCCCGAGGTAGCCGCAGAATTGATGTATCGTGAGTTCAAGTTGAGTCTGACAGATATATCCGATCTCCCGATCGTATTCGTTCTCGGTTGGAAAGCAGTTATGGAATTCGTGAAGTCTCAGAACCTTCCGGAGTTCTCTGTTGATGTGTGTGGTATCTCCGTTGAATATGTCACAGAGTATTCTGAAACTGAGAAGAATTCTAACATCGTGCCGCAGTTGGTACACAAGCGTATTCCGCTCTTCCGTAATCGTCAGCATTCTGAGACAACCGGATCTTCATTCAAGAATGAATTGCTGAATAAGTATAATGCTTGGAGAACGGAAAACTTGACAGAAACGATTGCAAATATCGAGAACAAGGTGTTTGAAGAACTTCTCACAACGTATGCAATTGACTTGGCAGTTGCTCCGACAATCTTTGTGATTATGGCTGCAATGTACACTGCTGGTGTTCAGATTGCGATGGATACTCATGAGGAGATTAACATGTACAATATCTTCTCGATTGAGGTGTTTAACGGGGATCAGATTGTACTGTCACCTGCAGCAATCATGAAGCAGATTATGAAGGGTGACGCTAAGAAACTCTAATGACAGTAGAAAGGATACTATGTTATGAAGCTGAAGATTGAGATCGACATCCCGAATGGAACAGCGTTCGATTTGGCCAAGGTATTTCATGAGCGCTATAAGGATATCGAAGACTATGACAAGGGCAATGTGATCGTGTATTATAGTAGCAAAGGTGGACATGGTGGAGAAGCCGAAGTGTCCATTATTGGTCAGGATATCAAGAACACTGAGCAGGTTGCAATGCATACCGTTGACGCATTACAGACCGTATTTAATTATGTATGAATCGAGTTATGCGGGGCTTGTCCCCGCATTTGCTCACACTTTATTAGAGGAGGTGGTGCATATGATTGTATGAGATCCCATCATCACATATGTCCGAATGTAAACCAATTAACAAATGAAAATTCTTTTAGGAGGAAAATAACAATGAGTGAAACAAGTGCTAATTTCGTAATCGTAGGTCTGGGTAACTGTGGTAGTCGCTGTGTAGAGGAAGTTGCTCAGAGAGGTTCTTTGAATGATGTGAAACTGTTTGCAGTGGATTCTGTTGCTGCTAATTACACCCTTGCTACCGCAAATCGTCGTGTGACCTATATCCCGATTATCTCTGATGAGAAGAGTGGTTCTGGTCGTGACCGTGAGCGTGGTGCAGCTATGTTTGAGTATCACAACAATCTCGGAACATTCGTTGATTTGTATGATGCTTGTGAAAAGGGTAAGGATCCGATTATTGTCATCACAAGTGCAGCTGGTGGTACTGGTTCTGGTTCCGCACCGAAGCTTTGCACTGAGCTGATTCAGATGGGTCTTCGTGTGATTCCGATTATCATCTGCCCGAGCATGGATGATCCAACAGCATATCATCTCAATAGCAATGACCTGTTTATGGAACTCGAAGAAGCTGGTGTAGAAACCTATGCGGTATTTCGTAATGTTGCAGGTGATTCCAACTATGCACCGATCAATGCAGAAGTTGTGGATATGATTGAAATCATTCTGGGTAAGAAATATGGTCCAACTGAATTGGATAGCATCGATGATTCCGATTTGGATATGATGCTGAGTACTCCTGGTCGTTTCGTGGCAGTTAGTGCAAAGGCAAATGATATCCCCGGACTGACCCGTCAGATTACTCGTAAGATGTTTACAGGATTCCAGCCTGCATGGACAGAAGAGGAAGCTCAGAAGTTCACATTCATGTCTGCATACTCCCTCAAGTCCATGTTTGCAGGTGAGGATTTTGATCAGGTGTTCACAGAGGTAAGAAGTCGTGTCCATGATGTCTATGATGAGTATCGCAATATTGAGCAGGTAGACAATGGCGGTTTGGCAGAAGCAACTGTAATCATCGGTGGTCTTCCTCGTCCGGAGATTAAGGTCATCGAAGCAACCTTCAATGGTGCCGAAGGTATTGGTGCTGGTATGCGTAAGTCTGCTCGTCCGAAGTTTATGGGACGTAAGAAGGGTGGAGTTACTCAGGTGAAGGATGGAGAAGGAAAGCTCGTCAATAAGTTCAACTGGAAGACAAACTAATCAACTATAAAGTGGCTGTGGCTGAGGTATATTTCCTATGCTACAGCCACTTATAGATACAAATTTTAAAGGAGGACTGTCTATGTTTTACAATCAACAGTATCCGATGGGTCCACAGAGCGCCATGCCAATGCCTGTGTATCAGCAAGCATGTGCAAGTACCGTAAGTACAGAGTTCTACCAGATCCGTCCGGATGATACCGTAATCTTGTATAGCCTTGAGAAGTATCTGGCAAATAAGGGGTACACACCGCAGAACTTAAGACCAGATGAATGGATTCGCATGTATGAAAGCTCGAGAGATATCTTCTACTCCGACATTGTTCAGAGATTGACACGTGTGATTCCGTATATCAACTATGCAAGTGAAGATGATGATGTTGCAAAGGGTCTGAGACATAGTCTTGCACATCATATGCGTAACAAGTATTTCATTGATTTGATGATGAAACAGCTGTATCAGGAGAACAATCCTGTTGCAAACGGGTTCATTGGTGCATTCCTTTGTAAGGCTGTTGAAATCTATATTAATGAGATGCATGCGAAGGATGAACTCGAAGTCACAGAGGTAAAGTCAACAAAGAAGGACAAGGACAAGGATAAGGTAGAACCACCCAAGAAGTCCAATGTTGATGATTCCATTATTGCAATGATGTATAATGCGGCAAAAGCATTGCTGAGTGACAAGTATGTGTATGTGAAGAATCAGTGCTTGAACATCGGTGATGGTGATGCTTTAGCAATTGCCGCATATCTTGCAATGAACAATGAGCTGACTGTGAAGGAATTGATTAGAAGTGATCTTCCGATTACCGCTGATCTTCTTCAGAATGATGTCACAATTGGTAAGGATCCTGGTAACATCATTTCAGCCGCATTGAAGTTGCAGAAAGCAGACTATGCAAAGCTTTCTGTCAACCAGACAAAGTTTGTGGATAGCCTCGTTACCTGGATTTATGAAAGACTGGATGCGCTTCAGCCAACTGCTTGTTTGGAATATCTGGTATGCGTATACGGCACCAGTCAGCCCGCAGATGTTGTGAAACCGTACCTCATCCAGTTAAAGGATTGCAGTACGAAATATCCACAACTGAAACAGGTTACGAGAGCACTCAAAATCAATTAATTTAAGGAGGAAATTAGCTATGATTAGTAAGGTATCACCTGAGGTAGATCGTATCATCAAGCCGATCATTGCCGACATGACACAGATTGATATCGCTCAGCAGAACAATCCGATTATCAACAAGGACAATGAGCCAGCAGAAATTAAGCGTCGTAAGAGACGTTGTGTTCATATTACTTGGAACGGTAGTGACTTCGTAGCACGTCCTAAGAAGCGTGATGACGGGAAGTTGGTTTGCGCTGTATGCGGTCAGGAAATTGGAACCGAGTTTAACGATGATGCTGTGGATGATTACTTCCGTTGCTTGAAGAGAGTGAATCAGTTGCTCTTCTTCGGTATGCTCAAGGGTATGATGGCTGGTCCGATTGCAGGTTGCATTATGTTGAAGGAAACACTTCCCGATGCAGCGAAGCTTCATAGGGAACTGAATGAATTTGTATCCAAGGAGAACAAGAGCAACAATGCACTGGAGAACATCGGTGCAGAGTATCAGTCTTCCGATCTCTATCGCAATATCACAGGTTTCTATAGTGGCTGATCAAATGAATGATAACAAACGGGGGCAATGCCCCCGTTTGTTTTTTATTAATTTGAACACAATTGCATTGTGGTATTTGCAATAAAGTTTTCCGTATCAGTTCGACTGAATACATGATTGATGAACACAGGTCGATATAAACCACTCATATCTCGTCCACGAATGGCGGAATCAAATATTAAATTGAAACGGGTAGTAACTCGTAAATCTGTGATATCAAATCCAACTGCTGAAATATCTACTCTTGTCATTTTTTCTTTGATACGAGCAGTTTTTCTTGTTGCGATATATGGATTAACATATTTATGCAATACATCAGGAATTGGTTCTAAACCATATTTTCCATCATACAATTCTTGTGTCAAAGATGCTATCTGAATCTCCCCCGTTGATACATTCACAGCTCCAATATTTGGTGCATTGAGAATTCGTTGTAAGTCTGTCTCAGATAAAATAGATATGTTATTCTGCATAATGGTCATGGTGTAATTGGTACTACTGTATTTATGTAAACCACCCATTGTTTCATTTGTATCAGTTCCTAATATCTTAATCGGTACAATCTTTTCGTAAGCATTACAGTCGACATTATTGATGATATTTGATGTTGATATTCCACCCATAAAATCAATAAAGAAGTTTGTTCCTTTTTCATATAATCCATAAAATGTATCTAAATATGTGATAGATTGTGTAAGATTAAGATTTGGAATTAAAATTTGTGGAAACAGATTTTGTTGATGGATTGCTAAACCAGTTAATGCATTTGGAAGTGTTCCAGTAAACCCGATTCTTGTTAAAATATCTTCAATCACTGCTTGAACTGACATGTTTTTGTAAACGGAATAACATTTTCTCTTTAATAATGTAACCAATTGATTCTCGTAACCGTATAATTCAATTGGTACTTTTGGAGTCTCATTTAATATCGTGGATATCTTCACGCCATCTCTATATTGATCAAATTTGGATGACGGCGCATTCTTTGTTTCAATAAAAGCATTCAAATGAAAAGAAATGGAACTTGCACTATCGGCGATTCGTTGATTTTCTTCTGCTACTTCATCTGCAACAGTTAAAGATCCATCAAGATACCCTTCTATGATCAATTCATTCGGAGATTCCATGATCATTTGATAAAGTGATAAATCCGTATATAATCGAATTCGAAAAATGGGAAACACCATCGTGTCGTAATTGTTGATGATAGAGATGGATACGATATCCGAATTACTGATCAAGGTTGTGTCATTTTTTGTATGTAACCAGATGTTTGGTTTGTACAAGACTTGGTAATGAGTTGCCATATGATTTCCTCCTTTATACCCCCTCGACATCTTGATAATTGGTCACCTTATCAATTAAAAACATCTAAGGAGTGTTAATTATGATTCAATTTATACAAGAAGCTACGTTACCTAAATTGTCACAAACTTCATTGTTTCTCAAGTATAATGAAGCATCTGGAATCGCAGCTAATATTCAAGAAGAACTTTCTACAGCTGGTGATAATATCCAGAAACCGGATGATCTGAAAGAGATCGTTGCATTAATGCGTTTGAATGGCGATGCGATTGTCAAGAAAGCAATCGATGCTTGGGAAAATGGTGAACTCGTAGTATTATTCAATAATGAAACATCCAAGATTCCATCCGTATTACCTTACATTTGTATTGGTAAAGAAGGGAATGTGAGATGTTACATCTTTGCTGATAAGCTAATGACAAGACTGAATTCCACAAATGAGTATATCAATTTGATGGCTGGATTAGAAGCAGGATATCTGGCATTAAAGATGCAGAAAGATCCAAATAAGTTCATCAGTAACCGTAATATTATGATGATCTTTGCGGACATCTATCAATTCATGGTACTTTGTCCATTGGAAGTCCGTTTATACATGAAGGGTGATAACTTATCTAAAGCAATGATGTATGCAATCGCGTTCTTTTATAAGATGATTGATGGAGATCAGATGTCATTTGAGACAATCAATTTCAAACGACTGATGAAAGATAATGTCGATCATGCAGTTGCAAAACAAGTTGTAGAAGAAGTTCGTGCATTACCAAGTGCAAGTTTTCTCCAGTTATTGGAGTTAATCAAAAAGATTAATCCCGTTCGATACGGGAATCTGGATGCACAATATGTTCAACACTTCGTTTCCACATGTGGTGTTTACATCACTTTCGCGTTGGAAAATCCGACATATTTGTTCTTATTAATGACTTCTGCTTCTTATAAAACAAAACTTACATCATTCAATTTGAACAAGTTGGTTGGTCAATATTCCAAGAAGTGTATCACACAATTAGTTTCTATGGTATAATCTCAAATCTTGTATGAAAGGAAGTGAATAAAATGCCAAATTTCGTTCCTTTAATAAGTTATAATACTAGCACTGGTGAAACGAGGGTCGGACAAGATGCGGATATGAGTTTAATCAAACACTTTGTTGATCCGACATTTTTACAAAATATTGCAAATGATCCGACTACCAATACTTCATCATCTAATTCGGATTGGTACGCTCCATCTGCGAATACAATTAATGCATTAAGAGAGAAGGCGATGCAAGAAGCACAAGAACGTGACGCTACTCGTTATTCTAGCTATGAAGAAATGGGAATCGCTGTCTATGTAAGACAACAAGCCATAGCAGCTGCACAAGCAGCAAATGGACAACAAACAGTTGCAACATCAGCAGATGATATTGCCGATAAGCTCAGTGATCAATCAACCCAAATTACCAGAAATGCTTCTGAAAATAACGAAGATACAAAGCCACCAAGTGTATATGAAGAAGTCAATCGATTATCACCTCAGGAAGTAAAGACTGTTAATGGTTATATTCCAAAAGGTGGTGCAACAAATGCTGCAGTATTAGATGAAGCACGCGATGCAGCTCGATTAAAAGAACAACAATTATCAGGTGATGCTCTTTCTGATCGTTTGAATAAAGAATGGGCAAAACTCGGTACAGTTCATGACAAATACTTAGATCCATTACATGCACAAACTGTCGAACCAGATCCAGCTAAGATCAATCCAAATCCCCTGGAACCATTGGATCATTATCGTGGACATGTTTATGATCGTCCAGGACAAACTGGTGAGTATGGTTATGAGCGTGAAGGTGATGCAGAATATGAGTACGAGTATTTGGATAAAATTACTGGTACTCGAAAAGCAGCTTCACGTAATCCAAACCTCGGATTTGAAAAACAAAAACGTGCTGATGTAATCGATCATTATGTGTATGATCCAAATGACACGACGGAAGGATCGAAAACGAAAGATGTCAGTGCATATTATCAAACGGATGGTCAACGAAAGTTTGCAGGATCAGCATCACAACTGGTTGATGAATTAACCGAGAAAGACAAGAAATACATTACAGATTATGATTTGTATAACTTTGAAAAAGATGCATATGGATTACGTGATTTATCACCATTAGGTCCATTTTATCGGGCTACAGGTTATGCTGAGGGTGATCGATTTGGTATGGATCGAACAGCAGTTGATGTTGCCAGATATGCTAATCTATTCTCTTATAATCGAACCAGACAACCAATTGCTGATATCGAATGGCGAAAGGGTTTTCGATACACATTTATTACAAGACCAGAATGTTATATCATGGGATCAGATGGTGTAAATCTTTCATTATGTGACCAATGTGTTGGTGATGAAAACTTTTACACGTCTTTCATGAGAATGCCACAGATTTGTTATTTGTTATCACCATCTTATGTGACAAATAGCAACGGTGATAACTTCAATTATCTATTATCGAATCGATTACTTGGATTAACACCATCTGGAACAACATTAGATCAATTACAATCAATGCAAAAAGCAACAAACACAGCATCTGTTGTTCCTGGTACATGGGTTTCCACAGACTATGGTGGAACATTAAATCTTGCATTTCGAGATACAAAATATCTTGAAGTGTATGAAATGTTACGATTGTGGATTCGATATATCACCAATATCTACACTGGAACATTTGCTTCTTCATATAGCACCTATAGGATTTCTAACAACTATAGCGATTTGATGAATGGTATTCGAAAGAAGATCCCAATTAGTAAAAGATGGAGAAAATATATCCATCCATATGATCGAGCATTGGATTATTGTGCAACGATATTTGATATTGTGACAAATGAAGCTGGTACAAAAATATTGTATTGGTGTAAATATGTTGGTGTTTATCCGATCTCCGCAGAACCTGGTGGTTTGGCAAACTCATCAAACGAAGCAATCACAGCAGAACAAACAGTGAATTCCACATTCTATTATCAAGGAAAAGTGGAATGTAATAGTAGATCATTAATTGAATTCAATTATAATGCTGGAATTGTTGATGAATGTGGAAACTTTAATGCCAAAGGATTAACAAAATCCATGTCATATTTAATCCGTGACAATTATTATCCAACAACAAGTCATGATCGAAACGAGAATTATGCAGGTCCAGCTGGATTGTTTACTGGTAGACCATATATCGTATTAACTGATGAGAGTGTTGGTGTTGGTAAATTTGGACCAAATAACTATCGATTCATTCCACAATTACGATTTATGCAATTAGAAGATGAAGTTGCAAATAAGATGAATGCAGGTATCACTAACAATGTTGACAATAATGATGAATTCGCAATATCTGTTGATGAGTATACACCAAGAAGTGACAGTGGTAGCGATCTCATTAATCAACGAGAGTATTCTCATCTTGGTGAAAGAGCAACAAGTTCATCATCTGATCGAGCAAATCAAGCAGCACTGGATCAACAAGCTAGATTCAATCAAGCAAATCCAGGCAGAGATAAAGAACCGTTAATATCCGCTGCTGAACGTGCGGAAGCTTATGCAGCTAGTATGAAAGCAGCTGATCAAGCCCGCAATTCACGAAACTAACAGATGGGAATGAATCATTATCAAAATAATGAGGGTTGGAAGTGAAACAATTGGTTGGATGACCCAATTTAACTGAATAAAAGTAATTATGAAAGGATGGTGAATTTAATGGCAGATGTAAATCTTGATATTCTTCAAGGTCTGATGACGGATGTGTTAGGTCAGGATGAAATTGAAGCAAAAAAGGAGACGATCAATGATACAATTAGTGAGATTTTAAAGTCTTATAATCTATCAACCGACTTGTCGTTTGTTGAAAAGATTGCGACAATGAAGTTTCATAACAATAAAGGTGAAGAAGTTGTCATTGATCAGATGCCCGCTGAATTAAAAGATGCGGCATTTCTTCCTGTGAATACGATTGCTGATATCGCATTACGTCAAGACCTTGATATGATGTTATCTCAGATTCCCGAATGGCATGTGGCATTACAAGTGACACGTGATGCGATTTGTGAATCTGATATTGTAACTGGTAAATTATCTCGAACCATTAAATTTGATCGACAAAGTTTAGATAAACAGGAAGAATTAACAAGACTCTCGAAGATTGAGAATGTGGAAGATAAAATGAAATTGAATCATATCATCAAGAACCATATTGTCTTCAACACATTGCTATATGGTGAATCGTATGTATACACAATCCCATATGCAAAAGTCTTCTCCGACCTATATCAGTATCGTATCAACAAAGCGGATACACAAAAATCTTCAAGTGTTGCTAATATGTTTGAAACATCATCTACCATGAAAGGTTATGGATACGGAGAATCCGTTGTTGAGAAGAGTTTAAACGATACGATTATTCAAGAATCCACAAGCAAAAGACATTCTCATGATAAGCATCACGGTATCTTTACAGAACAAGAAATCATGGAAATCAATCCTATGTATCATGCTGAGGTGATCAATGAAGATGGTACGCGGAATGACAAGATGACAAAAGATTACGATGAACAATTTGAAGAATACTTGAAAGACATCGGTGATAATATCTCTTATATTGAAGATGATATTGCACTACCAGTACTGGAGCAATCCGCACATGATCTGAAAGCATTATATGATCAGAATCATAAAGAAGAGAATACAGATGTTAAAACATTCTTTGAAGAAGTTGTGGAAAATAATTCTCCACAAACACCTGAACCAACCACATTTGACAAACATTTCTCACGTATCAAAGGTTGCTATATCCGTATTCTACCAGCAACGAAATTGATTCCTATTCGTATCGATCGAACTGTCATTGGATACTACTATGTGTCTGATCAAACACGTACCGAAAAGAGTGGTGAACGTCGTAATTCCGGATTAAGTGGTTATACATTACGAACGCCATCCATTGGATATGATACATTCTCACCAGATCAGATGTTTTGTGAGAAGTTAGCAACAAAGATTATCAACAACTTTGATTTGAAATTCATGCGCGATAATACTGCATTACATGAACAAATTGTTGCCATCTTACAGTCTCACAAGTTTAATGAAGCAATGCTTCGATTCATCTATATTCCAGCAGAACATGTTTGTCAGTTTACCATTAACGAAGACGGGTTAGGATGTGGACATTCCATGCTGGAACCTGGCTTAGTTGCAGCAAGAATGTACATGTTCTTGAAATTATATTCATTGCTTTATCAGATCAACAATTCCCAGATTCGTGTTTATAATATGAGAATGAGTGGGATTGATAAGAACTACAAGCAATTGATTCAAGAAGCCATGCGTAAGTTTGCAGCACGTCGTGTTACTGCAAATGATATCTTCAATTATCGTTCATCTATGGGTAAAGTAAGTGGTGGATCAGAATTGGTAATGCCACTAGGAGCAGGTGGTGAAGCTCCCATTCAGATTGATTCCATTGCAGCATCTGATGCGCCTATTAGTAATGAGCTATTGGATTCCTTAAAGAATGAAGCGGTAAATTCCACACCAGTTCCTGCATTACTATTAACAAATGGAGCTGTTTCAGAAATTGAATTTGCAAAAGAAACAGAATTGGCAAATACCAAATTCAATTCCTGGGTATCCGGTGTAAAACTGGAATTGAATTCTGATGTAACAAAGTTCTATCGTAAGATTATGAGATGGGAAACGGATATTGAACCTGAATTGTTGAATGATATGACGTTTAATTTCCACATATCTACATCAAAGACATTAAATGTGACATCAGATAAGATTAACAATTTCGATGCTATGTGGCAATTAGCAATGAAAACCTTCTTAACCAAGGAAGAACGCCAAGACGGAGATGATGAAGAAGGTGACACTGCAGTTGCTCGTGCATTTAAGAAGAAGCTGCTGCAACAATATCTACCAGAGCTTGATGTTGATGAATTTGAAAAGTTGGCAAAAGAAGCACGTGATGAAGCAAACCAAATCAAACTCAATGAGATTGATAAGAATAAGAATCTGTTAGATAATTCCGTTCCTGATGCCGGTGGAGGAATGGATGACGGTGGAATGGGGATGATATAATATGAATATCGACATGATAATATTAGAACAGCAGATCAATGAATATGAAGTAATTCATAATATTATGGATAAGATTGATTTGTATATTGAATCTGATTTAACAGCCACAGAATCATTTGATGATTTAATCGCTGAAATGTATGATGTGTATTTGGAAGCAACAGACCGTAGAAAACAGCAACAAGAAATTGCAAAATATATGAGAGATAATCAAATGGGTGATGTCGAAGGCAGTAATCCATCAAAACGAAAAAAAGCAAGAAAAGTACAAAATACATTATTACAACATGATTTTGATCCAAAAACCCAAACAATTCGTTCTGATGTAACAAATGCAGATGGATCACAAATGAGAGTAAAATTACAAACACCGAATTCTGATCATAAAACTGGTGCGCATTATCAGCCCTCAAAAGTGAGTGGTGATGATTATGTATCATTGCCAAAAGATAAACTCAACCGAAATAAACAATATAAGACAGCAATGACGATGCATCATGAATTAGGACATCATCAGTCATATCACAGAAATAGTGATACTACGGTTGGTAGAAACGCCCTTAGGACAGATCCAAATGATCCTGGTATGAAATTTATTGCAGATACAAAAGCCATGGGTAAAAAAATAAACGATCATGATGATGGATCATACCTCAATGGGCATGATAATCCAGAAGAATTATATGCAGATTTACATGGTGCTAGAGCGGCACGTGTTCGCACAAAACATTGGGGAAATCAATCGTCTGGTAAAAATTATAAAGAAAAATTAAATAATGGAACTCGCGGAGTTACAGATGAGGAAATTAAAACTGATTTTATTGGATTAGCACACTATTGGCGAGATGTTTATTACATGAGACACAAAATTCAATTGAAAAAATTGATAAATGTTCAAAATATGTTCAGTAGTATTAGGACTGATGATGATGTTGAAAATATGGGATCTAAAGATAAACGTAAGTTCTTAAAACAAATCCCGGATGCTGAAAAAACAATCACAGAATATCTTGAATTATTGGAAGCTGCGCAAGATTCCAAGTATGAGAAAAATCAATATAGTGAAAAATTAAAAGAGCTTAGAGTCAAATTAGATAATCTTATTAGACGTGGTAGAACGTCTGATTTTGAATCAGTAATACCGAATTTAAGAAATGATATTATTGAATTTGAAAAATTGTTTGAAGAGGCTCGCAGACGTGCACAAGAAACGAATAATAAATTTATTGCTTATGCTAAAAAACTGAAACAATATTTTCCCAATTATAAACAAGATTTAAATAATACAGATATCTATGCTGGAGATCTTTCAGATGATTATATCAAGGGATTTATTGTAGATATCGATAATATTATGGAACAGCTTAATGCTACAATCGAAACTGAGAAAAAAATAATCATGCAAGGTTCAAAATTAGTCGATGATAGTACTAAAATGCGATATGATTTTGTCATGAAATATAAAGATGACAAGACAGTTCAAGAATACTTTACAGAACTTTTTAATGAATATTACAACCTTAAAAATTTAGAAAATGGTGATCTGTATGAGTGATAGAAACATGAGAGTTGAGAGAACAGCAACTGGTGCCATCATTCATCAGCCATCATTAGAGATTAAACGAAAAGCATTACAGTATTTCTCATTACCCGATCCACAACGAGAATACTTTATTTATTCTGGAACGGATATCAACAAACGCCCAATCTTTGGTAGAGAACATGACGTATTGTACATTACTTCTGGATTCTTACAAATTAAAGATCCAGCATTGGAACAGTTGCGTTTATCCATGACAAGAGTTTCTGCGAGAGATGGGGCATCAATCGATATCACCATGAATCGTCAACCACGTTCTCGATTACAAGTTGACTGTATTCAAAGAATGGTGGAAACCACCCATAGTAAAATGACCATTGAAGTGAAACCTGGTGTTGGAAAAACGTTTATGGCTTTAGCGGTCATTTCAAAACTAGGTAAGAAACCATTGATTATTGCTCCAACAACATTGTTGAAGAATCAATGGATTGAAAACTTTACTGACTTGGGAATCGAGATGAGCGATATTGCAACACGAATCTACGATGCACCCAATAAAAAATTATGTGTGGTTACTATTTCAGCAATTGAGAATGAACTTCGGAAAGATTGGGAAGGTTTGATGAATGTCATCGATCAAGCTGATTTTGGAATTCGTATTACGGATGAAGCACATCTTCATATGAAAGGTGTATTAAAGTTTGATGCAATTGCTAATATCAAACGTAATTATTATTTATCAGCAACACTTGGTCGTTCTGATGATCAAGAAGATGATATTCTCAATCGAGCATTATTAGATGCGGATCGCTTCATAGGAAACCGTTCTTATGAAGAATATCAAGATGAATATATCAACGTATATATCCAAGACATTTACTACAATGCTTCTCGTGAGATATGTGAAGAACATTTTAAGTATGGCAAAAAGGGATTGATTTCAGCGACATACTATCGAATGTTAATGGATTATCAACATGGAAAGCCATTCTATAAGAATGCAATGTATATGGTAAAAGTCGCAGAAAAGATTAAAGTCCAAGGTAAAGTATTACTACTATTACCACTTCTTGATGCAATCAAAGCAATTAAAGAAGAAATGAAAAATGATCCATACTTCAGTAAATATTCCATATCGACAGTTGATGGTAAAATGAAACAATCCGAAAAACAAGAAGCATTAGAAAAGGATATTATCCTATCTACAACCATGAGTATGGGAACAGGTGTCGATGTTTCTAATCTTGGTGCAGTTGTAAACTTTGATCAAAAATCTTCTTTGATCATATTGGAACAGATCGTTGGTCGTTTACGTAATAGAGGATTTCAAACATTCTACATCGACGTATGTGATCATGTGAAATATGCAAGAGCATTTGAAAACTGGGGGATTAAGCGTCGTAAGTATATGCCTTACTTTCCCGGAGTATCCAGTAAACTAAAGATGTTACCAAAAATAACATGTTAATGAACGGGGCCATATGGCCCCGTTTCTATTTAAATCTTCTTTCAAATATATATGATTAATATGATATGAGAATATCAATTCACATAAAGGAGTTGGTCATATGATTGTATTCACAAAATACATTTGAAAGGAGGTGAATCATATGAACAAAGCTGATGTGAAAATCTCGTGGAATGGTGTGCCGGTTCCAGCCGGCACAACCACAACTGAGTCAGACAATCCATTTGATTGGTCGTGTTGACCTGTCCAGATTAAATAGATTACTTGGAAAACAGTTCAGACCAACAGTTTGGATTGGAATACCAAGAGCTGAAATGGATAAAAAGCTCTATCATAATGTAGAAAGGAACTGATATCATGTATATTAAGAAAATGAATTACGAAGACCCCAATGAATATGGTTGCGTTGATGAATATGGATTTCCACCATTTCGTATTACTGACATCATCTGGCACCGTTACCTCAAATTCGAGGGTGTAATCCCGAAAAACGAGGAATGGAATCTTCAGCAGAATACGTTCGATTTGTATATCTCACCTGGTTCATATCATGTATTTGATGCAAGTATCAGACATATGCTTGATGATTGTGTCATTGAAGCTCTTGCGGGATTTTACACAGGTAACAAGCTTGTATATATGACAAATTCAAAACTTAAGGTTGTAACCCACGCATGTGATGAAAAACTTGCATGTGTTCCAACAATTGTGTTCATTCATCCTGGCACCTTGTTTTCCGAGGACAACGGATGTGCTATGGGAAAAATGAATTGGATGGAAACAACATTCAATCTGTTTACAACCCTTATTCACGGCTACAAATTAAGCAGTTCAATGATGTACCAGAAAGTCAAAGAACTGTTTGATGACGACGATTATGACGAATATAATCTCGCAGCAGAATACGGTTGGGACATTGATGGTGTGATTGCACTGTATGACGGTGTAATCAAGTCCGGCAATCAGAGATTAATCGACATGCTTTTCAAGAAAAATCATGAACTCAATATCAAGATTTATGCGGTCATCTTTGATTATCTGACAAATAACAATCTCACCAACATGACATTATTGTGGCCTCGTGAGATTTACGAGGAACTCACCATGTTTTATAATAGCATAGGTGAGTTTGAAAAACAGATCATATTGATGGATGCGAATAGGACTCGTTCAGTTGATTGGAGTCTGTAAACCATTCCACATATATAACAACCCGGCTTTGTATCCCGGGTTGTTTTTTCTCCCGGTTAGTATACATTTATTTAATCTATTCAAATCTTTTTCTTTTTCATTTGAATGCATTGTTAAGTCCTCCTAGTAATATAGATGAGGTATTCGGCATGGAATACCTCCTTTTTGAATTTGAATAGATCAGTGCAATAAATGGGCCCCATATGGGGCCCATTCTATTTTCTATTTTTTCATTTCTTGATATATATATAATTAATATGAATAGAAGGAAATGAATCTTCTGTTCCAATTCGTTTATGCCTTTACGAATTGAATCTATACTATATTAACGAGGCAAAGAGTCTAAGGAGGACTTATTATGAATATTAATAACATTTTCAATCAGGAAAATCTGGCAGCTATCGTAGAAATTTGCGAAGCTATTGAAACAGTTGCAGAAGAGACTGCTCACACTCACCACATTCCGAAGATGTGGCATGAAGGCGATGTTAGCATGCATCGCATTGGTAGTGAACTCTGCCGTCTTGCTCGCAAGGGTAAGGCGAAACGTTGCAATGTGAGCATCTCGCCGAAGGCACAGTGCATACTGACATGGATGATTGAACTGACTGGTCATGATACCGGTCATCACAGCGACCATACTTATCGTGAAATCGCAAGTAAGATGAGTTCAGTAATGACAGTATTACATGAAACGCTGAAAGCGATGCAGCAGAATATCTGATTGAAAACAACAGACTAGCTCTAAGTCTGTATAATCAAATTGAGCAAAGACTGTCGAGTCTATAAACACGTGTGAGGGATTGGGGAGTTGCGGTAATAGCTGCTCCCCGGATATCCCATAATTATTTTTTCTTTTTTACATAATACCGTTAATGCTTTTGAAATAAGCAATATCCACATTACTGATATGCTCAGGTTCTTGTACTCGATCTCGTGTGTTATATTGATTTGCTCGATAACCATATGGATCAATTCCATCGATTTGGTCAAACCCCATTCGTTGTGCACGATCATCTTGGTCTACTAAATCATGTAACAATTGATTTTCAAATGCATCTGGATCTTTGTATGGAATCATGTTGTTGACAACTTCTTCTTGAATCATTTCACCATAATCTTTGGCAATCTGATAAGCCTTTTCATAGGTGCAATTTCGCTTATCGATACCGAATCTTGTCAGATCATACCCATATGTCAATACGTATAGCACGTGACAATATGCCATGACAACATCATCATGTTCACCACGATCTGCTTGAATTTTGCCACCTAGCACAGTTAAGTTAGTAATATCACGAACTAATGATTTTGAAAAGATCAAATGACGATAATCATGAACATAACGTTTCAACAAGTTCATCATATCATTACGAACTTTTGCGGTGACATTTGTACCGATATATTTTTTCATCTGTGCTTTATGTTTCAGCTTAACTGACGTATCAACTGTTTTTACCATTACATTCTTCGTCATGTCTAACTGTGGATCATGATAGAATCGATATTCCAATTCAGATTCCTGTACCCAATCCAATAATGCTTTACCAACTGAATTGGTTTCTGGACAGAATACAGCTCTTGGTAACATTTTTGCAATAATCGAAATCACTCTCATTAGATCAAGGGAACACCCTAAGTATGGAGATACAATTTCAGCAACAACTTCCAAAGTATATGGATGCACGATCAGTAGTACAGTGTTATCGGCATTTCCACCCATACCACCTGCGATATCCATACCAACTAGATATGGGATATCGATATCAAAATATGGATAATCGGATGTAATATCCACATGTATCACATCATGTTTATATACATACATGACATATTTTTTTAATAATAAAATTTCGTAATCAGGTTCACGAACATGAGCAATCAAGTAATCAATATCTTCTTGACGGAATATTGCAGTGTCAGAACCACGATATCGATCCAATAGAATACCTCGACGATACTCGGAGATATCTCCATCTTCCATCGCAGATTGATATTGTTCTTTTAACCATGCTTCAGTCTTTCGCAATTGTTTCCAATTGAATTCAATGTACAAACGAGTGATGGGTGTTTTATCTCCACTTTCGTTTGTTTCGGAGAATCCACCAAACATCTCTCTGATTTCTTGATCTGTTAAATCATACATTTTTTCGGAAAATCGAGGCGTATTATCTATGATACGCTGAGCTGCTTTTCCTGTGGATGTTTCCAAGTCGCCTGGTGTTGAGATATAGATCATACAAGTTCGGATTCCCATTTTACGAGCGTTTTCTTTTGCGGAGATCATCGCTGGTGCACCACCCGCCATGATGTTTCCGACATATGGAAGATACTCATACTCATCCCATAGTCCCCCAAACAATGTAAATCCTCTTAATTTATCTTTTGCTTTTGATTCTGAATCAGCAACTGATACGATGGCAATGGATGTTCCATGTTGATCATATTTTAATGATTTTGTGCCTGGTAAATGTTTACGTCCAGCCCATGGGTTTAAATACTTTGGTAATGCAACAATGTAATCTCTTAACATTTCCGCATTATCAACACAACGGCCCTCCGTCAAATGTAGATATGGAATATCACAATTTTGATACTCGAATAGGAACATGTATTCAATAATCATGGTAGACCATGTGGTTTTCCAACATTGCCGTGGAAAGCAGACCATCTCATCAATACTATTCATAAAACACCAAAGCATTGCTAATGCACCGCGGTGTAGTATTGGTGGAAGATTACCAACACCACGAACCGGTACTACTGCTACTTCGCGAAAAAAATACCACGGGTTTTGTTTACATTCGATGATAACTTTTCCGACATCTTCTGGAGTAATATCTGGATTATGAGAATCGATGTCTTGTACCTTTAGATTTGGATATTTTACTTCTAATGGAAAATACCAATTCTTGATACCTAGTATTTTCAGTTCTTGACATGTCTGTAGAAATGATTTGTTTTTCGTTCCAAAATCGTAAAATCTGTTACCGATACGAACGATGTTTGACATATTTGATCAGCTCCTTAAATTAAAAAATATAATGTTACCGGGGCGTTTGCCCCGGTACATCACATATATTCAGTTTGCAGTGTACTGCTTGATTTGTTGTAAAATAGGAATTAATTCAGTGAATTTTCTGTAAATGTGCACAACATAGTCACGAGGGTAACCAGCGAAAGTATTTGTTTCATCCATATTCTTAAAGAAGTTAGTCAGATCGACGATTCCTCTAGTGTAGTCCTGATACTGCATATAGTACGAATTCAGAATCAGGATATGGCGTAAATCAGGAATAGAGATATCTACCTGAATATTACCCATCATCACAGGGAAGATTTCATCGAGACGACCAGTTGTGTTGTAGTTGAAGATTTCAGGAGCCATTTTAATACCCATGAACTTTAACACATTTTTCAGATTATCAAGTTGTGGGAACTGGTTATACTTGGTCGTGTCAATTGCCATATCATTCAGCTGACTCATCAGAATCGAGTTGTCTTCATACTGAGATCCACGGAAGTATGTGGTGATCTTAGAGAATGCATCAATATCAACAACTGCCAAGAAGTTATACGTGTCATATTCACCAAACTTAACGGGATTGTCAGAGTAATGACGAAGACTTTTCTTACCAAACAAGTGAGACTTGACAGGCTGATCATACCATGTTGTCTTAGATGTTGCAACTGCAGACATTGCCTTGGAAGGCTCCTGTTTTAATACCCAAGTGTACTGATATCCTACCGCATACTCTCCAGGAAGTTCAATCCAACGATGACGAAGCTTTGTATACATCTTATATTTCTTCATAATATCAGGCCATGTGGTATAGCATTTGATCAAAGCATCACGTACACAAACTTCATTCAATGGCATGATCTGGATATAGATTCCATTCTTAATAATGTCATTGTATACGGATTCTGGATTCTGACGATATAAACGAAGTAATTCTTCACCGTTCTTTGGTTCAAATGTTCCCACAAAGTCTGCAACCAATGCAACAATATCATCATGCTCGACGCCTTGCTGATCCAGTTGCAACACATGTTGCCACATACGTTCTTGCATAAAGGTCATCGTTCCTTCATAAGTTGCAAATGCAATGATGCGGTTTGGAACTGCTAATCCATTTGCAAGAATTTCGATATGACGTCCATCGTCTGTCTTCGGCATACACTCATCATCGACAATCTTTGTGACGACGGACTTGTTACCGAAACGACCAACAACTTTCTGACCAACATGAATTGGAACATGTTTCAGAATCTTGAAACGAATGACAGTGTCTACAATATATTCCTTTGTGACCCACGTATACTCAGCAAGATACTTTTCAGCTTTGTGATAGATATCCAACAATGAAATGTCATCCTGATATGGATCAGCAACAATCATGGAGATGAAGGAATAAATCTCCGAATACCAATCATGAATCTGTTTCAGATAATAGTTCAGCTGGTCATTCTCTAATTCAATATTGGTGAAGATGTCGATGTCCACAATTTGTCCACGAGAATAATAGTTCTTATCATTGATATGTGGAATCAATGCCTCTGATGCAGATGACAGATAAGAGTTTTCACGAATCGAACAAAGGATGTCGTTCTTCACATATTCTCCAATATTAGGGAATGGCTTATACAGAGACAAATCTCCGTAATTGTTTAACAGATACGAGTCCTTCTTCAAGTTCACCGTCACAATATCTACCATATCATATTCCAATGCTTTTGCAGCAGACTTGGAAATGATTAATGCATCTTCGGATAATTCCGGAAGCACGGTATACGCAATTCTCAAGTTTCTTCCAGAGCAATAATGTCCATTCACATAGGACGATGATTGTGAAATGGGTGTTCCCTTTGGTAAGATACTACCGATGTCATACTTTCCTTCCAATCTGTCATAGGTTCTAAAACCATATTTCTCAATCAGATTCTCAGCAGTATTGATAATTTCACACTTGTACTTGCCAGTCTGGATGTCACGAAAGATATACGCAACCGGAGAGATTGGTTCATTCTTGAATTTCACGAACTTTCTGACGAGTTCATAGTCATGTTCTGCCGTTACATTCCATGATGAACGCATTCCAAACGGATCTTCTGCACCAGTATACACTCTCGGAAATTCCGGATGAGTTGGTACAACATACTGTGAAGTATGACGAGCCGCCATATTACTTCTTACAGTCGAGATCTTGTCAGGAAAAGTCATTGCCGAAATACCAACCATAGACAACGGGTTTAAACCATCGACACGGCTTGCAATATCCGACACAGAATTCATGACTTTGCTCTTCACCTTTTTCTTTTCAGGTTTTTCCACAGGATTCTTCTTTGCCATTTTCTTTCTTCCTTTCTTGAATTATAACTTTGATATCACATCTCTGACGTATTTTGCACACGGGGATCCATCATAGTTTCCTTCTGAGATATCCACCTTTGCAAACGACAGTATCAGGTATACCGCAATAATGATATAAATATCACAATCGAATATAATATTCGTACACATTCTTTTCAGGAGATCTGTGATATCAATCTTGTATCCAAGTTTCTCTTCATCTTCATAATAAGAAATCGTATGTTCCATATCGGGACCAAAAAAGTTATCGGTCATCCATTTTGTTACTTTTGATTCATTAATACGCTTTGATGAGAGGTACTCGTTCCACATATCAAGTGTAATGTGATCGACAACATATTCAATGACGGGTGTCATCGTTGAGATATCCCTCAATCGAATAGCTTCAATCATATCTAAGAATTTATACATTCCCCAATATAATACAATATCATCCACAACAATCGGAAGCTTTCCGGGATTTGCTTTCAACTCCATATGTACCGGATGAGTTTCCGGTATGGTAGCATACAAATCTTCCAAGTTAATTCGTTTTTCAATTCGTTTGAATTCTGGAGTTTCATGAGATACCACGATGATCTGTGGTACTTCACCGTCCTGTCTTTCCAGTTCTTCATCCATCTTATCATTCGGAATAAACATATCAATCGGATGAGATTCCAATGCGATATCATCCAAAATATTTTTATAATATTCAACAAATCCTTCACGATCCAACAGTTTGTGATGCTTGTTAACTAGACGGATGGTATTAAAATAAATATTTTCAGAATTCACCAAATACTTGTGTTTGTGAAATACATCTTTCCACTTGTTCTGAAGTGCTAACGGTAATAACATCATATGAATTGTCCTCCTATTATAAAATCATATTTAAGCTAAGAAACGTCATTCTCTTTTCGTGCATAGTAATCCTCGCGTATTTCTGAGAAATTTACAACAACAAAATCCATTCCATTTTGTTGTATATGGATTAACACAACCTCATCCAACGTTTCTTGTTGATCATTGTTCATCTTTGATTCACCACCATTCGGTTATGTGTATTCATCGATGAACTCTTCAAGTGCCGATGGGTCAAATCCTTTTATCAATGGATTGCTTGGGGCTAACGGATTATTCACATTCAGAGAATTCTGAGTAGAGGGACTAGTCCCCCCACTCATTCTCTTAGCCTGCTCTTCTTTTTGCTTCACACGTAAATCTCGAAGGACATGCAAAAATCGAAGCGGCATTTTTGCAAGTTCTGCGAATGGAATGATTCCTTTAAACAGCTCGGAGTATTCAATAATTTCTAATCCAAGTTGATTAAGTTTAGTTCCATATCTTCCAGCCTCCGAGAAATTCGGAAAAGCAAACTCTGAGTAATGTTAGTAATCGGGATCACCTTATCAACACGACCACAATGTGGACAAGCAACATTCTCAAGATAGAATTCGGCTGGTTCTGCCATGTCACGAGAATCCATTGCCAACTTCATAATCAGCATAGAATCCTTCATGATCTTAATGCTATCAATCTGACGTTCGATGTCTTCCCAATCGGTGAAACGATATTCACGAGTTGGGTTATTCTTATCAGGGATAACAATTGCAGAGATTCTCATCATACAAGCAACACGATAAGAGAAGGACATTAATGTGGGATCACCTTGTAATGTCTCTTCATTAAAATCATTCATTTCCGGATCGTTCGGTCTCTTTTCAGTATACTTCTTGATGATCAACGGAAGTGTCTTTGTGATATAATCATATGCAGATGGTTCTTCAATTTCTACAATCAATTTAGAAGTCGGAAGTTGATATCTTCTCTTCTTGGAATTGATCTCATTGAAGAGTTGTACTGCTTGATTACCGGGTGCAGCATTGTGTACTTCGTGATACTTCTTTGGAATACGTTCTTCATTCAAGTGAATGATTTCTCTTGGGCGATAAGTATAAGAATAATGAGCTTGACACTTGGGGTTACCACATGTGATATCCAAAGACTCTTCTTCATCAGCTGTTGCAACAAGAATTGCCCATTCCAAAATAGACAGATCAGCATACTTTGTCTTACGTAAGAAATCATCGAAGTTCTTAAATGCACCAATTGACACATTTGTCATGTGATTATAAATGATACTCCAACGCTGAAGCTGGAAGTCTATCTTAGAATTGGAAGATGGTGCAACAAGATCAATCGTCTCAAACCAGTTAACAGGCTTGATCTTACACTTATAACCACTCATAGGAAGTGTGATCGGAACATCATTCAAGGATGTTTCATAAGTTTGAATCAGACCTTCATCAAGTGGGTTTTCAATGACAGTAACAGCCTTCATTTCTTCGTTTGTTACTTCACGAACATGCACATTGATGACATTTGTCTTTGTCAGTTCCTTAACAGTCTCACCATCGATGTTAACGGTGACATCTGTATCGGGTTGCACATTAATATTGATAGTGGCTTCCTCTTGTTTCTTGGGAGCTTCTTGTGCACCACCGGGTGTTTGTTGAATCCCATTATTCTGAGGATAAGCTTCTCCTGTACCAGGATCAACATGTTGCCAGTTATCAAGAATGATCTTTTCAAACTGAGGAGTGATCTGATCTCCAGTCTTGTAATATATCTCAAGAAGATCACCTTCTACATGTCTCTGGGATTCTGGACGAATTCCACCAACGAGATGATATTTTGCTTTAACCTTTTCGATCATTCCAGTAACAACTGCAAGATGATTTGCTTGGAAATCGACAGCATCTCTTTGGAATTCTGGATCCAAAGAACGAGGAGGCATCTTTTCAACCTTCTTTGCATTCTTTGCTTCTCTTTCCAATCTTGCATCAATTTCAGCTTGTTTCTGAGCTTCTCTCGCACGGTCTTCTTCTTCAATCTGTTTCATCAAATCATTCTTACCGTAAGGATCATCATCTTCCTCCTCAACATCATAAGACTCTTGAACAGGTGGTGTGATCGGTTTTTCGTATTTGGAAACAGGAACAGGTTCTTCAACAACCGGGGGTTCAATTTTTGAAACAGTCGGTGTTGGTGTATCGTCGGGAATACCATAAGCTTCTTTGGTTTTGTTAATGATATTCTCGAGCGGATCGATAAATCCATTATTGTCTGCCATGATTACGACTCTCCTTTAGAAAAAATTTCTCATATAAACATATCATTGAAATGAATATGAGATGAAAGGTGGTTTCATTATGCATGAAAAAATGCTTTGGACCAATGACAATATCCAATATATGTTTCATGATAATATCGTGGAATATGACATGGTCGCTGCGTCATTGTCCATTTCAAAACGATTCCAGTTATTGGATGACGCATTGATTGAACAACTGAAATTGATGCCGAAGTCAGAAAGAACCAAAAAGGTTGGACTGATTCAGAAAGATGATAAAATATTTTCAGAGAAGCTATTACAAGGTATCCGAGATATTAGAAGAAAATTCTTGGAAATAAATGGTTTAAACGAAAATAATGTTTTATCATTGCATTCTGATGCAGTATTTTTCTGTTCCAAAAAGAAGATTATCACAGATATTGAAGGTGTTGAATTCAAACATAAAGGAACATGGTCAAGTTACATCCGTTATCAGAAAATTGAAATGTTGTATGGAAATAGTTACATCGACTACAAAGGTGTGAACAAACAGATGTTATTTGAGCATACCATGGGAATTAATATGTATTTGAGAAAAGTATTCGACATGATTGAAAACTATGATGAATCAATCTTCAAATATTTGTCACATTTCCAGATGCAGTATCTTCAAGACAAATTACCCGAATATTATTATTTGCCATTTGGAAAAGTTGATAAGTATAAAACTTATAACATGCAATTATTTGCATATATTGCGAATGTTGTATTACAAGAAACAAGGAGCTGGTAGTATGTATCGAATTCGTTTTGCACCGAGATTCAAGTACAATGGTGATGAACTTTCATCATGTGAAAAGGTGTATTCGAATGAATTGAATGAAATTCATTTGTTCTTAAAACAGCATAATTTTGATCCGAATCAATCCGTCATTGAGAATGTCAGTGAAGAGGAATCTAGTAAAGACCAATTAGAAATCCACACATTACAATTGTTTCGTTTATGGAGTAATCAAGACAAACAAGAATATCCGATTTATACTACGAAACATTTGATGTCATTAGCGATTGATTATACGGCAAATGAGTTGGCAAATTTTTCACTGTTTGGTGCAACTATCCTGAGAAGAGATTTACAAGTCATCAACTTGGTCGCCACCTATTTAGGGAACTTACCATGTGCTGAGATCTTGGATTATCTTGCTTTGGATGGTGATTCATTAGAGCAATGGGATACATCATGGATGTGTCTCAAGAAAGATTGGCATCAGTTCTTAGAATCCGAAAATGTAGATTGGAATTCGAATGATATTTGGTCAATCTATGAAGCAATTGAGTCAAAGAGTCATCCGGGTGAAATTGAACCAATCACATTGGAAGCCTATGTTCAATCATTCGTCAGTATGTTACAACCGGATACACGAGTAAATCCATTTCTGTTTTAATAAGGAGGAATTATATGGCAAAAAAGAATGTCAGTCCAACAGAACTTGTGAACAGTCATAAGCCAAAGAATTTCAAGTATTGTTATATCATGAAAGATGCTGAGTTCTTGAAAGAGTTGGAAGCAGAACAATTTAACATGTTAGACTTAGATACGATTAACAATGGTCAGTTAGTAGCGAAAGCAAAAGACACAAAGTATGAGTTGTACGAAAGAACAATTATTGGAAAAGCGAAAGAACCGACAATCATGGAAAATGGTGTTATTGTGTCGAAAAAGATGGTGACAAAAGCGGATAAGAAATTACAGCAATTTGGAATCGGATTCTTTGAACATGAAAATATCCATTACGTTTCCATCAGAATGTTCTATGAAAAATTCGACATCATCGAAATATTTGTATTAACGTAAAAAAAAAGCATTGGTGGGGCATATGCCCCACCAACATACTTTCTTTTTTTGTTATCTCATCGAGTTGATGTAGATGTTGTGTTACTATTGGGCGGACCAAATTGAGGAATTGCTTCCCAAGGACCATTTGTTGCTTGATCACCAGTGTAAATGAGAGAGTGTTTCTCAGGTGTAACGTGAGAATCTTCATCCGTAACACCGTTACGCTGATCGAAGTTACTATTTGCACGGAATGCAGGATAGTTACCAGCAGCAGTCTGAACACCATCAAGATGAGGACGTTGACCCTTATTAAACATATCTGTGTCAATTGTCTGTGAGCCATCCTGGAAGAATGCATCACCAGCACCGGGATTGAAGTTGAGACTATTACCGAAGATTGCGAACTGGTTCACATATCTAGAGGCTAAGTCATTGATATAAGTAGATTGAACAAACTGACAGTTGAATGTCAGAGTTAATCTCTGAAGCTCGGACTGACCGGTATTCGTATGATTGAAGATATCAGAACCAACCTGACCTGCTGGAACACAGCCAAGCGCTGCCACTGCAGCTTCAACACGTGCACCAGATCTGTCGAGAGCAATAATCAGGAATTCAGCAACTTCCCAAGCAGGAGAAGGATCCAGACCTTCGTCAACACCTTCAATATTGAAAATCTGGTGAGAGATACCGGCATCATCTACAGAACCTGTTACCAAACCATGGTATGTTGTTAAACCAGTGATCTGGTCAGCAATACCATTCACCCACATGTTATGAACGTTTGCCATTGGACGACCTACGAGTTCAGGAACTGTAATCGCAAGTGTCTGACCTTGTTGTGCATTCTGTGTGGTTGGAATCGGAATTGTTCTACCTGCGAAACCACCTTGAAGCTGTGTGGTTGCAAGTGTTTGATCCTGGATATTACACTGAATACCCATGTTATAGTATTCAATGACCTTCTTGTATGTGAAGAAGGGAGATGTTCTATCATAAGAATTGTACGGGTTAAAATACTTCATCAGGAAGTACGGGCCACGATACATTACGCAAATTACACGGTTCGTGGTTTCCGGGTTCAAACTCCTGAGCGTATGAACGTCAGGAGTTAAACCACCGAGCATACCGGTATACTCAGTCAAGTTACCGTTATACTCGCGAATACCAGATTGGAGTGTAATAGGGTTATGTGAACTACTAGTATTAGCCATTCATTTTCAACTCCTTTCTGTAAAATTAGGAAGCACGTCTGTTAACATTGACGATGATCGGAACTCTCAGGATCAGACCACGGAATGTGACGTTAACATAGCATACGACAATGTCTCCACCATCAGTATTGACATCTCTTTCGAATCTAATATCTAGCGCTTCAACACGAGTACCAACCCATCCAGCGAAGATGTTATTCACAGATTCAGTCATAGACGCCAATACAGAGTCGTCAGAATATTCAAACAGCCAGTCTTCAATCTTGTTCTGAAGCAGGTAAACAAGTTGAGACAAGGTTCTCATGTTGCTCTCCTGGATTAGATCAGATGTACCAGTTGCTTCTCTATACAGAGTTCTCTGAGATCTACGTCTGAGACAATGATTGATATCAAGTACCCAGCAGTTACCGCCAGACTTGTACATGAGTTCTTCCAGATCCCAATCGGTTGTATCGATATTCGGGAAGAATTCAGTATATTCATCAGTATTGATAATTGAATAGGTATTTGCAAATGGCTTGTTAATGGTATATTGCTGACAATGTCTGAAGAGGTTGTCAACAATTCTCTTGACATAAGTGTATGTCATACCATTGGCTGCACTTACATAACCACCGATGTCCCAAGATGCATTCGGATTTGTGAAACGCTTCTTGAAGGATTCATTCATCGATTTGATAACTTCGATGTCAGCAAGACCAGAGTCGAAATAAACCTGTAAACCAGATCCAGGACCAATCGGTCTCTTATCTTCCGGAATACCCTGGTAAACACGATGAATCATCAAATCATACATTGCTTGTTTTACGTCAATATCATTATAAGCTAATGAGTCATGAATCATATTAACATTTGCAGCAAACTCAATCTTTTCATCATTTGTAAAGATTGTTGATGCATGGATGATATCTTCCACAGTTGGATCCGTGTAAGGTAGAGACTTAATGCCAAGAACGGTGTTGTATCCAGCATCGAACAAGAACTTTGCAGGAACTCTGACAGGTGAAAGAATACGAGGATCAATCTCACCACGGAAAGCTTGAACCAGTAACTGGGAATACTTCAGTTTGAATTCAATTGAATTGATATTTTCATCATCAAAGAATCCAGAATAACCACCAGAAACTCTCAGACCACCTTCTGTTGATGCGGTAGAAATACCATATTCACCAACATAGTAGTTATTCGGAACAGCAGTTTCTGTATCCTTAATTGTCCAAGAAGAAAGTGATGGTGATTGAATTGTGTATCTTGTGATATAATTATCACGAGCTGGTGTACTTTGAACATTGGTGATGACATCAAGTGATGAATCATATAGGGGTTGACCAGTGGTTGCATCGGTACCAGATAGATTAATAACATCGTAAGTTTCACCAATCACATCATCAATTGTTGTAGTGAATGTTGGAACTGTGACACCATTATCAGCTGCTCTAAAGCAGTTTGCACCGCATCTATCATCATTAGTAGTATTGATATTATTGGTTTCACAGGTATCGAAGAAGATAATGTCACCTTTTCTATCTGATTCAATATCTTCAATCTTTTCGATGTAATATGTTCCAGCTTGATAAGGTGTATCTTGTTCAATTTCTGCACCATTAACCGCACTTATATAATTATAAGTTTCCCAATCATCAGGCTCAGCTGTGAGATGTTTAGATTCATACACTTTAGCTCGGAGTGTGTAATAAGTACCAGCAGTAAATGTAGTAGGTGCTGGGATTTTACAATTTTCATCAGTGTAATAACCACCAGTAGACCAATCAGCTGGCGGATTAACTCCCTCGAAAGCATGGATATCTGATTCAATGGTTTCCTTATAATAGATACCAGGTGTGAAAGGTTTTGTTTCGGTATTAGTGAGTTTAGTTACAATCGTAGGATTGGAATCACTATAATAACCAGTAGGCCAGTTTTCTGGTGCATCAACACTAGTTAATTTAACAGCCGTGTATGTTTTTCTCGTATCCTTGATGTCATCTCTCGTATCATTCAACATAGGAACAGTAATGAGGTTACCATCACTCGAAGTCATTGTTTTAGTAAAAGTAGTTGTATCAATATTTTCTTTATTAATATACTGAATGATGGATGTTGTATGAAGATTCAGAGTTGGTGGAATGTATACAGAAGATTTATATCCGTCAGAAGAACTTGTATCAGCTATATCCATCTCATTATAGTAAATTGAGTCGTCAATATAGAGAGAACCAATTCTACCAAATGCATCAACAACCGGCCATAGATTTGTTGATTCTCTTTCATCCTTATTTTCGTCATTCCAATAAGAATCCGGTTCACCCAAAAGATCTCTTCTGTGAGATTCAAGAGCAACAAGATTGTGAACACCAGTTCCAGTATAATGAGATTCATAATCAAGTGCTGCATAATAGTTTTGAGGATAATCCCATAGTTCAATGTCTAAATCATTACCATTGTTCGTTATCTCAAATTTTTCAATCTGGAATAAATAGAACTTACGAAGTCTATTGTTTGGATCTGTATATCCAACTGCGATGATAGATCCGAAATAATTTAAGTTAGGATTAGAAGCCTTGAAGCCCTGCTGTGTTAATGCAGTATATGATTTCTGAAGGCTCTCTGTATCAGTTCCACGTAAAATAGAACGAAGGTTGAGAAGTGTACGTTTCATTGATGTACTCTTGAGCCATTCTCTCACGTTACTTACTGTTGGGCGGCTGGTACCAGTATAATCAAAGTATTTCACAATCTTACTAGAAGGATATTCGACCGTATACTTCATGCTATTCAGAACTTCGGGATTGATTCTTCCATCTTGCAAATAGAGTCCGCCTTCTGGCAAGTCACTAGCCTCACCATTTTTTGATACATATTTTTCATCTTTTTGCGCGAATTTATAATTCTTTGCAAATCTTTCATTACCTTCAAGATTCTTGATCTTGTTGATACCAATAGTAGTTGTTGCGCCACTGTATTGATTGATGGCTGTGATGATAGTTACTGTAGGAACGGTTGTAGGTGTTGTGAGATACATCGTACCAGGAACAACAGCTGTTGAAACTGCCTGTTTGTTATCATCTCTTACCTTTTGACCAATTTCACCAACGCTTGAACTACTGATCGTTGTATTGAAGTCATATAGATCGCAAAGAGATGGATTGATCTTATCAGTAAAGATCTTCTTGACTACATCGTATTCAGAAGTGTATGCGGGATATGTTCCATCACCATTGCCCTTAAGATCGCTAAATACCAAAAGATGTGAATTGTCAAGTCTATCAATATCAGGATCATCGGTATCTAGATGGAGATATGGGATTGTAATTTCTGAATCATCAACAACACATAATCCATAGATTGGGTCAAATCTGTTAATGTCCAAATTGGATCTAACAGATTCAAATACTGATCTCTTACGATCATCAATTGTAGCACTATTGACTTCCTTTTCCAGCATAATATCGAAAGTGGATTGCCAGATTTTGAACAGCTTTCTGATGGCTGCTTCATTCACAAATGGAATCATGATGGAAGAACCTTCGAGTCTCTTCTTCATCTGGATGTTAACGGTATCAGCTGCTGTAACAACGCCATACAATGCTAACTTTGTTGCATCATTAATCAAGGAAGCAGTGAATCTTTCAACTTCCAACGGAACAGAATGAGTTGTATCAATAGTACCAAACTCATAGATGCAGTTGGAGTACTTACGCCTCTTATCGAAATCTGCTTTATTAATATAGACAGCAAACTTATTGTATTCAGATCCTCTACCAGCTGCAACATAAGTAAACAGAACTTCTCTTGTCCATCCGTTATTTGCGTCAGGTGATTTTGCTAATTTTGTAAAAGTCTGCTTTGCCAAACGTTCCGGATTCTTAAACTCTGCAAGGTTAATACCTGTTGCAGTCAGATCAGTTGGATCAGCCTGAATCAGACGGAGTTCGAGATATTCATCAGTGATTCTCCATTCAGCATAGATGGTAACAACAGCATATGTTGCATCTTCAGGAGTTACACGGATTAATTTAACAGGAGCATCCTGTTGGATCAAGGACATTGGATATTCAATTGCTTGACCATATTTCTCAATGTCTGCATTTGTCATTGAATTACCGCCGAATGCTGTATTGAATACATCAGAACGAGTGATGGTAACAACCTGGTTGTCCACACCCATCGGCATACCAGTAACAACAATGGTTGCAAACAGTGAAGGATCATAAGTTTGTTGAACAGGAAGTGGTCCCGTATACATGGAATTGTCAACAATGTGAACAAGTGTATGTGGGAATGAATACTTCAGTCCAAATCGTGCATCGATCATATGTCTTAATCTCCTTTGCTATAAATTTTTTATTTGTTAAAATTCTACGGAATCGGATATAGAACTCGAACAATTATATTTTTGTGTCTATATAGAACTACCTTGGAACGCTTTTCTTCCTTCTATTATTTGGGAGCTTCATATATATATCATTATTATGAGTAGAAGATCAATACTTTTGCTCATGCAAGTAAGAAGTAATCCCACCACTTCATTTAACGGGGGAAGAAAGGAGGACATATCATGTCCAAAAAATTTAATTCATATTATTCACAGCCGGGAAAACCGGCTTTCCCAGGGAGCTACTACAAGGCTCCCACAACCGAAGAATCAATGTTAGAAAAACTGTTGAAGACTATTC